GTCTTCCATACTTCGGATTCGCGACCCCATCGCGGATCCGCTGCTGGTGCGGGTTGGTGTACGTCACAAAGTCAAAACCCTCGGGAAGTGACTTGGTCGCCATATCATGCATGTAGCACGCTCGAAATTCCTGCACAGTCTTGGCGCGAGTTAACGCTTCGACCCAAGCCTGAAGTTTCTCGCCGTCCCACCCCAAACCAAACGCTACAGCATCATAGCAATGCTTGTAGTCGTCTTTGTTATAGGGCCAAGCGCCGCTGCTCAGTTTAAAACTTAAGCCGCGGTCGCTCGTAGCGATCTCCTCCGGACTCGGAAGCACGATTTTAAACACCCTCTCATAAGCACTGATGACGGCATTTATTATCGGCTGTTCAGGATCCGATGCTCTCCAACCAGCCAATCGGTCGGGGAGCAGCCCCTTATCGCCCACTGACGTGTTAAGTGTGCGTAAGAAGCGGTCTACATTAGGCATGGAGCTCTGGCTGCCCCTTGCATTGAAGAAAACGCGATTTAGGAAAACGCAGTAATCAGGGAATTGCTGTGGTTTGACCTCCCACTTCACGGTCATGCCCACATCCTTGAATACCTGCGTCAACTCTTCCTTTAGGCTCGCGCAACAAAGCCCATCGTCCCCAGAGCATGGCCCGATTCGTTCCCAGGCTTGCTCCGGCCCAAAACCGGCGTGGCGTAGTGCGACAAATTGAAGAAATGCGCACAAGATGGTGTTCAACAGCGTGGTCCAGGGAGATCCAGACATGTTGGACGCAAAGTTTTCAAATGCCTCTTTCGAAGCATATATCTTACAATGCGCCTCAGCTTGAATGGTTGCTCCAGCTTGGTCCATGCCAAAGACACCCGTCAGAATCGCAATAAGCAATCGCCTTCCGATCATGGGGTATGAACCGTCCATCTTTTCGATATCATACGATTCAATTCCACCCATGAGCCTCTTGTGCGAGAACTTACAGAACACAATGACCGCAGTGGCAGTGCGCTGACCATCTCTTCCGGGGATAAACCAATGGAACACGGTGAGGTTGTCCTTCATAGCCTTTGCCAAAGGCAAAGACCACGAAGAAGCCTCTAAAGAGTGCTCCTTGGGTACCTCGAAGATAGTACGCGCCTTGCTTCGCGCTTCAGGCTTGATAAAGGTCTTCGTGCTAAGACGCTCTGGTGC